ACATCAACGCCATCATGAACGAGTTGCGCCGCAAGATCGGCTATCCCGTCCATATCCTGGAAAAGAATATCCGCCGCTACCCGGAAAACTTCTTCATTGAAGATGAATTCCAGGCTATCAACCCTTCCCCCGGCCAATTCCCGGCCCCATGCAACATCCTGTTCTTGTCCTTCGTAAACGCGCAATGTAAGGGAAGGATATGCTTCGTTGTTAAGCATGCTGAATGTATGCGTATATGCGCTTACATCAACAAGCGCGGAAACGCATTCCCCGAAAGCGCATAGCAGGAAGGGGAAGATCATGTTCGGATATGCTTCCATAACAACCCTTGCCCGGATTTCATGCTTACCGGGGGCTGATGGAAGCCTTCCCCTGGTTCCCGCTGAAGGCCGTTCGAAAAGATTTCTTTCAACCCCCCAATCTATCGGTTCGGCAAGCCGTAGATTGGTAAAGTTGGCCCCTGGGGTTGCATAAGCGGTTTCCAGGGCTACCGCCGCCTGTTGGAAATGCCTTCTTGCCATGGCTATTTCACCTCATCAAATTTATCGTTGTTTTCAACGAAAGCAAAAAGCCGATCCGCCTTTTCCCAATCGGGATTAACTTCGAATACGCCATCCGGCGCAATGCGCCCGACATGGGGAAGGGTTACCGGGCTTGTTCCCTTCCATTTGAACCGCTTCGGCTTCTTCGGCTTTGTTTCCTTCGGTTCCTTAACCCCTCGATCTTTTCCCTGTTCATCCATTCTGTTTTCAGGCTTCTTATCCATGATTATCACCTATGGAACGAAATTATGCGTATCTTTCCTTTGCCCCTCGAATTCTAACACATAAGCCCCGACAAAGGCATTAGGTTCAAAATTAAGTTCGCGCCCCAAATGCGTAATCGATCGAACCAGCGCATGGTAATGATCGAATATCCCGGTAAACCCATTCCCATGGATTTGCCCATGCAACGCATCGACATATAACAAGCAACCCTTATCAGTTTCTTCCGGCTTTATCTTTTGAGGCCCGATAACAATCAATTCGAACATTACAACGTAAATATCCTGTTCAGTAGGCCATTCATCAAGCAATTCAAGGGAAGGGGGCCGGAGCATCCACATGGGGCAAAACTGCCATATATCAGCGGGAAGATATTCTGATTTAAGCTTTCTTTTGAAATCATCAAATGCGCCCCCGGCAAGGGCTTCCAGGTAATCGAAAACATCATCATATATTGATTCAAGGTTGATCATGCTTTTTGCAATCCCTTTTCCCCGCCTGTTAAATAATCCTTCAGGATCCGTTTCATCGCCGTTATATCTCGCTTCTGAAGAAGCATAAAAGGCCGGGCCGGGATCCTTACCGTTTGGGGGATGATAACCTTTTCCGTTTCCCTGGATGATTTCCCCCGGCCCCCGCCATGCCCCCGAAGAACCAGAACGGAAGCTTTCTTTCGCGTAACCGTCATGAAGGTTCCCCATCGTCCATATTGTTGATGAACATGGGCATAAGGGGCCATGGCTTCATGTTCTACAACGGTATCCGTTACGCGCTGAACCATTTGAAGCCTTAATTGGCCGGTATCCATCAAGGGCTTTGCGCCCCGCCCGGCTTTCCTTCGTAACGCTAAAGTAATGGGATGTAATTCCGGCCATTTCTGAGGCCGCCCCCCGCGCCTGAAGTTTAGATCAACTGAACGAAAGATTAATTCCGCGATAACTCGCATCGCCGGTTTAAGCCGCCTTGCTCGATAAGCATATTTATCCAGAACATCTTTCCCTTCAATTTTGATCCGCATCTTCATTATGTCGGGTCAACCCCAGGATCCGGAATAGTGGAAAAGATCCGCGCTTCCCCTCGTTCGCCCGTTGCGCCCATTTCGCCTTTACCGGCTATGAAATCCGCAATGAGCCTTTCAGCTTCCCTTCGATCTTCCATGGTTTGTTCTGATATATCCCCGGCGATCGGAACGCTATGCCGCTTGATTCGATATGCGGCATAAAACTTAATCGCTTCTTTCAATTCTTCCGGACATGCACCCGCCGCATATGGAATACGATGCCCGAACCTGGAAGCAATTAATTTTGTATTTGCCCATCTTTCCGCCGGGGTTATTCCCTTACTTTCAAGATCGGCATCGGGAATAGCGGCAACTGTATAAACATCTTCGTTTAAGAATTCCCGCAATTCTGAAGCGGTTAAATATTGGCATTCACTCGGCATATCTTCCTTCCTATCCGGGGGGGCTGATCCATATCAACCCCCCCGGTTCGAAGATGGAATTGAAGCCTTGTTAAACCCGTTCCCAATACTTGCTTCGGTCAAGCGTTTTGATAACTTCGGGGTTCGTTGCCGTATAGGTTTCACCTTTGGCAACCTGAACCCTTTGATCACCTTCCGCCGCCGGAATCATGACGGTTCCATATTCTGGATGGGGGAAGAATTCCTTCCCTACAAACCGCCCGGCGTTCTTTCCGACATAACGGAATGTTACGCCCTTAACGGGTTTGGGTTCGTCTTTCGCTTTCGGTTTCGGCTCCGCTTTGGTAACGGGTTTAGGCTTGGCTTCTTTTCGCTTTCGGGGCATGATGTCCCTCCGATCAATAAATTACGTAATCACGCGCCGCCTACTGGTTCGGCCTTCTGCTGATGATCAGCGTTTGGGCTACGTTCGAATCGCCGTTAGGATGATCGATTCGGAACGAAGCCGCGATCTTCTGCGCCGTAGGCACAAAATGAACGCCGCCTGTAAGCATGTTCTGAACCAGAACCATATAATCCGCATCGATACGGGCCGGGTATGCGGCAAGCGCACCCGCGCCCCATGTGAACGTTGTATTGGTTCCGGCCCCGCCCATGGTAAGGTCGATCATGATTACATCGTATTCACCGATCCGGGAAGCGCATTCCGCCCCCAATCGCATCAGTTCATCCATGATTCTAACCTCCGGGTTAGATGTAATTTCAAGAAACGCGAAATAAAACGCCGTATGGATGCGCCCGGCTTAGGCATTCAAGAAGTTGCTGGCTTCGGTATGCCCGACCGATCCATATTCCACCTGCAAGCAGATGTAGCAAAGCACCTGAACAACGATACCGCCATCCGCATGCGGGGTAAGCTGAGTCCAGAAGATGTTCCCAGCGGGATCCGTGTATGGGGCCGCGAGGGTATCATACTTCAGGGATATCAAGCTTTCATCAACGAACCAGCAAACCGGCGCGCCCGGCGCGAAGGTTGAAGGGCTGATGATGGCGATATTGTCTATCGCTTCGATGAACGAAGCCAACCGCTGTTCCTGGGCTGTCAACTGCCTGGTTACCAGCCCGTTCAACCGGCGATGCAATGCATCTTCGCATACGCATGCCGTAATGCGATACTGGTTCCTTACATCGGCCTTGCATTGATCCCAGTAGGCAAGCGTAAACGCCGCGCCACCAAGCGCGATGGTATTGGTAACCTGAGTATCCAGGCCGGAAATCGTATTCGCCGCGCCCGTCCCGGTTACAATATCATCTTCGATATCGTTGATCAGGGCATTGATACCCGCCTGAACCGATCGCTGAAGAAGCGTATCGGGCCGATCCCGCGAATCAAGAAGGGCTTTAAGCGTGATATGGTAATTGCCCGAACGATATGTTCTATACGGAAAACTGAATTCGGATTCCGTATAGTTTGTTTCCGCCTTCGTCATGCCTTCGAAGCCCGGCCCCGCCTGGGCCGCTGAATCGATCGCAAGCGGTTCATTCCAGGTAAGGAAGCCGCCTACTGATGGCTTGTATTCCTTCCGAATGCGCCAAAACATCTGGTTTTCATTCGGATAGATGGCAAGGAAAGCATCCTGAACGATGTTCGGTATGCTCACGTCGGCGGATGTCATGGCGCGTTCGAGGATGTCCAGGCCGCGCCATCCTGAACCGCCAAAAACGGTTTTCAATGCATTAATAGCTGTTCGCATGTTACTCACCTTCCGCCGCCGCAAGATCCCGTTCCTGTTTCGACATCAGCCGCTTCCGCATCTTATCGGCCCGCTTCGCGCTTTTCGCGATATCGGCTTCCGTCCCGGCTTCGCCTTTCGGCGTTCCGTGATCCCTGGGTTCGGTTTCTTCCTCGGTTTCTTCCTCGGTTTCTTCCTCATCGGATCGGGATCCGGATTCGTTTTCCAAAACTTCCGGCTTCTTCTCGATGGTTTCAAGCCGCGCCCGGATTTCCTCGATCTTGCCGGGAATTTCCTTCAGGGCTTCAAGGCTTGCCGCCTTTTCATCCCTTTCGGCTTCCAGGGCTTTGATCTTCGCATCCTTGGCTTCGCCTTCGGCTTTCAACCGATCGATTTCAGCCCGAAGCTGTTTTTCTTTTTCGGGATCCATGGTCGATGGTTTCTCCTGTTGTAATAATTCCGTTGTTTCCCAATTCCTGATCGCTACCGGCGCATCCGCCGAAGCGGAATTTAACCAAGCTTCCAGGTTGGAAGGAAGATCAACAACCGATACTTCCGCAAGAATTGATTCCGTGATAAGTATCGGATCGTTGCCCCCATCAACGGGGAAATCATATCTCAAGGGCCAAAACCCTATTGATAGCCCTTTGATGGCCTTATCCTTGATCAGCCTGATAACATCCAGGCCGATTGACGTTTTCGAAATTTCGCCTTCTACGATCAGGCTATTCCCGGATTTATTCCAGGATGTCCATTTCCCGATCGGTTGATCATGCTGGAAGCGCATGATGGGATTGTTATCGAATTTATCCATCCGCATGCCGTCCAGCTTGATAATCGTTCCGTGGGAATCTTCAATTTCAACCGAAGCCTTCCCCTGGATCCGGTAAGTATCATCCCCAAGATCTTCGCCCCGGATTTCGGCAACGAAGAACGTTCTAACTTCTTGTTTCCTGGTTTTACTCATTTGTTCCCACCAAATCCCGTTTTCATAAGATTGATAGCTTTTTCATACCTATCCAGGGCCGAAGGATCTTCATCTACTGTAAGGAATTCTTCGGGGTTCGCTTCATAGATAGCATAAACAACGCCTACCATCAAGCCCCGGCAATTGAAATGATTCGGGGCCGTAATCCGGAAGATCCGGCTATCCCCGGCCTTGAAACATAACTGATCAAGAAGAAGGCATATCCTGGATGTTCGGCCATCGAGAACCGATGAATATTGATAAACCGGAACGGCTTTCGCCCCGGCCTTTTGCATAGTATCTACGCGAACATCGTTATATACTTGGCTTGTAAGGGTTCGATAAAACCGCTCGGATCTTACCGTATAGAAATCAAAGGATAGTCGATCCAGGTTGAATATCGCTTCATCGATGCCAACCCCGGCGCGGATGCATTCCATCATATGAACCTTTACCTGATCGGTATAGGTTTGAAAAAACCAATCCGTCCGCCCATCGATATAAGCGATGATGAATTTCATCAATTCATCTTCCGGCGTTGAATCGGATGAAGGGGATCCCTTCCTGGTTAATTCATCGCGGATATCGCCCCGGCTTTGCCGGGCTACCTTTCGCGCATATGCTCGATTCTTATCCCGGATCCGGCTTACATCCTTCAACCGGAATTTATAGATGCCTTCGTAATCGTTACCATCGATCAACCGCCGGGCCTTCGTTCGGGTAGCTTCATGCTGTTCCCGGAAGATATCGCCCATTTCATCCAAGAAGGCTTTACCTTCATCCATCCGCTTCGCCACAAGGGGCCAATCAACGATCGCTTCAGCCCGGCTTAAAGGTCGATCGAGCGGATCCGGGGGGATCCATACCCTGGTTAATTCAACGAATCTTCCATCTTCCGTATCATCCCCAGGCTTTTCTTCGTTCTGTTTCTGCTTCTTT